GTTTTAGGGTAGATAGATTTCCTATCTGTCCTTTAAGTTCTTTAAGTTCTGAACCAGTAATTGCTTTGTAACCATCAGATTTAAATTCTTCATTATGATATCTTACAAGTTGTTTAACAGTTACCTCATTAACGCTGTAAAAGTCTGAAACTTGTTTTAAAGTAGCTGCTTCTATATTAGGAAGTAGTACCAATTCTTTAACTCTAGATAAAACTTCAACTCTCTCAACTAAATTATCTCGTACAGATTTTTCCTCTAAAGTTTCAATTCCTTTAACATCTAATAAGTTTGTCATTTTAATTTCCCCCTTGCCTTACGGCTTGTTTTATTTTCTTATGAATGAATCTTAACATGGCTTGTCCTTAATAGTCAACTATAAAATAAAAAAACCTCAAGAGTTTTATTCTCAAGAGGTCTTAAACTTTATATTGTTCTTCCTAAAGTGGGTAATGATTGCCGCTGTAGAATCTGTTTCGTCATCATTAAAGTATGGTCGCTTCTCAGTATCCCCTTTACGTTTGCTCAATACGAAACTATAGTGTTCAGTACCAAAGAGTGTGAATATTGCTTTCATGACTTCTTCCTTATCAGCTTTACCACTTCCAGTTACTTCTTTCTTAATAGTCATAGGCGGATAAGCATGAATCTCAAGAGGTTCTTTTCCCCACCAAGATTGACATACACGTTCGACGACTCCGGTTGCTTTGCTAACAAGTGAAACTGATCTGAACTTATTCATGTTAGCACCTAGCCCTTCTTTGATGAACACTTGAGGATTGAACCTGTCAAGTATTTCATATAAGGAATCATTGAGAATTGCTAAACGTTGTCCATCCGTAAAGCTTGTCTTATTAGTTCCATAACCTACAGAGGCAGGGATATCTATATGTGTCACATACACAAGAGAAAGACGACCTGTTAAGTCGTCTCTGTCAAGTATTGTAACTCCAGTGCTTTTTGCTGATATGTCCAAACCCAAAAATCGAGTACTACCCATTATGATTTCTCCTTTTCTTATTAAGTAAATTGCTTACATGTCCTTGAGATACCCCGTAAAGTAAAGCAACTTCTCTTTGGAACAACCCATAATTTATCGAGTCCTTTATCTGAACTATTTCGTTATCTTTAAGTACTGTGTTGAACCTATTTTCACCTTTAGGTGACACATTAAGTCCTGTATCGTAAGCGTGTTTACAATTTTCACTCCTAGTAGCCCATTCTAGATTACATATATCATTATTACTTTTGTTACCGTCTTTATGGTTTACCTGTTCCTTGTTTAAGGGGTTAGGGATAAATGCTTTGGCTATAATCCGATGGGTCTTTTCAAGTTTCCTATTTGATTTTCCTTTGTAAAGTCCATACATACGGTAACCTTGTGATTCTATTTGCTCTTTAAGGAATCTTAACTTTTCAGTATCCCATACTTTCCCACAATCACTTATAAGATAACGAGGAAAGTCAACAACCTTCCTCCATCTCATTTCTTCATAGCCTCCCTTGCCTGTCTGATTTCTTCTAAGCACTTCCAAGCACTATCCTTTTCAAACTTAGTATATTCTTTTGAGAAGTCTATACGGCTGACCTCATCCATTAAAGCTTCATACTCTTCAGTTGTCATATTCGCAATAACTGAAATCTTATGAGAGTTGAATGTCCAGTTAAGAGGATTCAACGGAGGTTTATCTTCCGTATCTTTTAACCGCCAAATATTCTTAAGATATTCCATATGTGATTTCTTATCTTCAGGGGAGAAGTAGACCCCAAAGACACGTACGTCAGGATATTTCGTTTTAGTCTCTTCATCTTGAGCCCATCCCTTCTTAGAACAATTCTGATAAAGAATAAAGTAGTAGTCAAGGTCATACATTAAAGCATAAGTTTTAATTTGCTGAATGTGTTTAGCTTCAGCGCCTTTCATCTTATAAGTTCCTGTAGAAGCATTTGTTGTCTGTTTAGATTTAACTTCAAATCCAATACGTAACCCCTTATAGTCTCTACCTAGCCCATCCTCTGGTGGAGTATATTGTAGGATACCGTCACATGTTCCCCATACAGGGACACCACCAAGCTCTACATACTTACGAGCGAACTCTTCGAACATTGGGTATTGTCTATTATCTCCATTACCGCTCCAGACTCTCTCGAAAGCAAAATCAACTTGAGCTTTTCCCTTCTTAGTCCAATACTCAGCGGCTAAAATCTGACGTTGCCACATATCCCCTACTACGGTACCGATAGCTTGCCATCGAGTGTGAACCTCATCTTGTGGTTCATCAAGTAGAAACGTGTCGGGTTTGTATCCATGGAGGTGCATCCAGATAGCTTGCTCATCAGCTCCAACCATTGAAGGTCGAATCCATTTGCGCACCGGAGGTGCTTGTACTCCCCTCTCGAGGATATCTGCAAAGTTTCTATGCCAGTCCAACATAATAGGGTCGTCTGATAAGTTCTTTCTAAAGTAGCTATCCATTTGTTCCTTGAAGGTATCTGCTAAATCTTGAATGAATACTTGCTCTCTCGGTACGATACAATTTACATCGTCGATAGTCTTAAAGCTTGCTCCTTTGATTGCCATTTAATTTTCCTCCAATGATAAGACGTAATCTTCTTTACTGTAATGTTTGAAATCTTCAACGATACTCTTTAATAATGTATTAATAGACTTCCAATATCCATTGTATGTTGACGTACCATTAATGTTTGCAAGGAAGTACCCATCTTTCAAGTTCATTAAGATGTAACTCTCTCTATTTATCACTAAAATGTCACCATACTGTGGGACTTGTTTTACTTTAAAGACTTTTGATATCAATTTCATTTATTATTCCTCCTCTTAAGATATGCCTCTACTAGTAGTTTACCATAATAGCAGAGACATCGCATGTTTATTTTGCTTTTATATTATTTTACCCAGTTTCTTTCTCTCCAAAGTTTACAATACTCTTGAGGTGATCCCATAAACTTATTAGCACCAATCATATCTTTCCAGTTCTTCCCGATAGCAATATCTGTTTTAACTTCAATGTTGTGTAGAGTTACCGTCTGAGTCATGATTTTCTCTACCCAGTCGATTTCCTCTTGAGTTATATCCTCGGGAACATAAAGTAAAATTTCATCGTGGATTGGAGCAAGTAAGGAGAAATCCCTTCCGTGTTCTCTTTTATGCTGACACCATTTATCAAGTTGAAGCATTACAAGTTTAGTCTGTTCAGCCGCACTCCCTTGGATCACTGAGTTTACTGCTTGACGGTCAATACCTCCCTTTATAGATTTTCTTTTCCATTCTGGAAGCAAATCCCACGGGATAGGTATGTCTTTCCCTTTGCGTCTCTCTTCTAAGTCATACCCTTGACGTCTCATCTTATCGACAGCTACAATGTTTCTACTCTCTTCCATGTATACATTCTTCGGGAGAGGGAGACGTCTCTTATTTCCAAACATCATAGTTACATATCCTTTTTCTTTTGCATCCTTTCGAGTCTGAATCATCCACGGCTCAATAGCAGGGAAAGCTTTCAAGAAGTCTTTGATTACTTCTTCGCCTTTCTTAAGGGCATCCTCTTTCGTGACCTCTTTATTGATTCCTCTATCTTCATAGATTGCTGGCAAGATTGAGTATCCAAGCTCTATTGGGCTGATACCGTAAGTTACGGCTAACACGATTACCTTTGAAAGGTTTCGCCACTGAGTACCGTCACCACATTCATCATAAGGTTTATTGAACACATCAGAACCAATCTTAGAGTAGAAATCAATCCCAGTTTTCCAACCTTGTATCATCTTTTCATCTTGACAGAGATGACCTAGAAGTCGGTTCTCCTGCCCAGAAAAGTCAGCCCCTAGGAGAAGCATTCCGTCGGGAGCTTCAAAGGCTTGTCTTACTATTTTGTGTATCTGTTGAGCATTGAAATCTTGAGAGCTGAACCTTCCCGTTACAGTCCCTCGAGGTTTGAAATTAGAGTGATATCTTCCCGTCTTCTCTTTTCTGAATTTCGGTAAGTTGTCGAAGAAGTCGTTCTTCAGTTTAGACAAAGACTTCCACTCGAGTATTTTACCTACGATAGGGTACTGACCTTTCATAGCTTTCAAGATTTTCTTTCCTGTTCCTTGCATCTTCTCGCCAGTATGTTCCTCCAAAGCTTTCTGCAATTGAGCAGGACTTGAAAGCAATACATCTTGTCCGATTGCTGACTTGATTTCACTTTCAAGAGTATCAACCATTTCGCCAAACTCTTTAGACTTTCCTTGCATGTGATCCTCATTGATAATGAATCCTACACGTTCCATCTCTACAACTACTTTGATTAATGGTTGCTCTATTTCTAAGTAGTTTTTCCATACATCTTTTAAGTTGTACTTATCATCTTCAGCGGTTGCAATTGCTTCATAGAATTTATATAGCTGATAAGTTATTTTCGGGTCATTTGCTCCATAGTAACGGGCATACTTTAAAGGTGTTCCTTCAAAGCCCCCATTTCCAAATAGGTCACCGTACTTATCTGAAGGAATCCCTAAATACTTCGGCACAAGACTCTTAAGAGCATGACTCATTTCGTTCTCATTGAACATATGAGCAATCGTTTGAGTGCAGTGCCATGTTCCTGTGATAGGTAAATCATCATTGATACACATATGCATATCGTATTGAGCATTGTGAAGTATCTTTGTAGGGATTCTTTCAAGTAAGTAATCTATATATGCTGACCCATATGCCCAGCTTACCTGTTCCTCTCCAGTGGAATGTCTAAATGGCACATAGTAACTTTTATCACTTATAGGATTATAAAGGCAATGACCTACTATTTTATCTTCATACTTATCTAGACCAGTTGTTTCGGTATCGTATCCTATCTCAGTTACCCCTTCGAAGTCATCCACCATGTCATGTAATTCCTCTTGAGTTGTAACCAAAATATAATTATCTGGAGTCTTCTCCACAAGCTCTTCCAAGATTTCTTCTCTGCGGATCACTTGAAGTTGTTTCCAAAGTCTTAACGCTTCAGCTCGACTAAACTTTTTAGCTTTCTTTCCCTCTGGAGTAGGTTCTCTTCCGATGACATTATCTTGCATAGCTTGTTTAACTTCTAAGCATTTCTTTCTATCCGTATCTGACATCTTATTGTTGCTTAGTATTTCCTTCCAAGATTCATCTATGGTTGGATTGTGCTTTGCTTCCTTTACAGCTTTTTCTTTCTTAGCAATCTTTTCAGCTATGTCTTTATGTTCTTTTTCTACTAAGATATCAAGCTTAATAGATTTTTCTGCTAATCTGATTACATCTTCATTTGTTTTCCATCCAATTTTTTTCATTCAAGTTTCCTCCTAAGCCTTTTCTCTCGGCTAGATTTTTTACTTCTTATTTGTTATAAGCCAATCTTACCAGTATATGAATCTAGTGTCAACCATAGAACATAAAAAAAAATAACCCCGAAGGGTTATCCTACATAGATGCCATCGTCAGGGATTGGCAAGTTTATATTTGTAAAGGTGTTACCTTGAGAGGCGAACTTTCTCATATGTGTCTTATTTGTATAGTACTTTAAGTTGAGAGGGGTAGTACCTGTGTAGGCAAAGCTACACTCTTTCAGCTCCACCTCATTGACGGCTAACCCTAACCCGGATTGCAGTACTGAGAAGGTTGCGCTATTGATTGTCACTTTGCATCGAGTAGCTCTGAAAGTTGTGTACGGCTTGTTAGTTTCTGATAGAAACATATACGCTTTCGAGTTGTACACGAGTTGGCAATCCTCCAGAGTTGTATAGGGAGTTTGTCCGTCTACGTTAGTAATCCCTACTTGGATAATCGTGTCAGTTAATTTACAGCTCTTTAGTTTTGTATTGAGAGGATAGCCGTTGAAGATATGATTTCTTACTTCACAGTTTACAAATTCGGAATCACTGACAGTACACTCAGATAGTACTTTTGTATTCACCGGTTCGAGTCTTACCTTTAAATTCTCAAATGAGCAGTCACTTGCTTGTGATGTCTTGATAGTTAACTCTCGCAAAGACACTGAGGAGTTTGACTTGAAAGTACAACTCTTTAGTTTGTTGACGAGTAGCCAAGCACCGCTTACCATCTCAGTGTATTTTATGTGACAATCTGACATCGTGAAACCATCAGGTAAAGATATGCTTCCTAAATTTTCAAAGTGGTTGTGCTTAACTTCTACTCTGTAAGGACTAGACGCTGTCAAGTTAAATTTTCCACCTACGAAAGAATTACCTTCAATGAGAACATAAGGGCTGTACATTTGTGGGTCCATTAATCCTATATTGTTTAGATTGTTATAGAGGTAGTTGTCTTTTATCTTAGCGGATGACATTGCATACAAGTTAATTGCTGTGAAGTCCGTATCGTGAATGTGATTATTGAGGATGTCCACATCGTAGCAACCTACAAGGATACCGTGAAAGCTATCATAGATATCGTTATTGCGGATTGTACACTTAGAACCGTATGAGTCCTCCATGTTAATCGCATAACGAGTAGGGTCGTTAAAGAGTGGTTTGCCATCTAGAAAATAAGCTAACCCTTTACCGTTACCATGGATACTATTATTTTCAACAATGTTGTGACTACCTCCTAAGGTTATTCCTCCCCTATGCCCGTTTGTGATATCACATTGTTGGATTAAATTATGAGAAGGGATATGACCAAACCATACAGCTAAAGAGTGCTGTCTCACCATGGTTTCATCTAAGAGCTGTAACCTATACTTGGTAGCACCTGTAGGGATTGAAATGTTACTGTAGATTCTTCTTCTTTTGTGAACCCCGATGAACTTGTTGTCCTTGTCATAAAAGAATACATCAAAGAATTTATTGTTCATGCTAGTCAACCTCGTGTAGCCTGTACCTCCAATGTACATTGAGTCGACTTGCTTTTGAGGGTCAACCTGAATAGGAAGCATCTTTGTAATAGTTGTCTTTGGAGTTGTAACCGGAATAGGTAATCCTGTCTTGTAGTCAAGTGACTCGATAGTATTACCCTCGTCAAACTCTACATAGTTTGTGTAAGCTGAGGAGAGAAAAGAAATGTTGTCACCCATGTAGTCACGAACCTTGCATCTCTTAAGAGTGTTAAATCTTGCCCCTTTGCGAAATACAACTCCATAAGAATGCTCCACAGCCACCTCTCTCGTATCCAAGAAGCTTCTATCTTCACGGCAACCGACTATCTCGCCATTCTTAATAGTCGAACTCTCGACCTTCTCGAAGATAAAGGTACTGCCTACAAAGTTGTAATAGTCTGTGCCTACTCGATTATCTAGAGGGCTTTTCCTGTTTGAGTCATATATCACCTTGAGTTTTGACTTGTTCAGGTTAAGCTCGATGCCTTCTTTTACCAGTATCTCTCGAGGGTAACACAAAGCATATTCACCACGAGGCAGGACCACAGTTGTATAGTTGTTCTCGTAAGCATACTGCAAAGCATTATTGATACCTTGTATGTTTTTGTCAGCTTGGATGAAATCTGCATCGGTGTAAGGCTTTGGAGGAATCCCTTGTTTGATATCGTACAAATCTAGGTTAACTAAGTAATTCATTCACATCACACTCCTTATAGTTTTGAGCTTGTCGCTCTCTTATTATTTCTCTATTTCCTATAAGGTTTCCTTTAACTTTTGTACATCAAAAAAGGACAGCAATTTCTGCATGTCCTCTTTAAAACTCATATTTTGTAACTTTTGCGCCAAACTGTTTGACTACTTCCTCCCTTTGAGGTTCTTGAAGGTATCCTATTCCTGGTAAGAATATACCCTCGAAAGTAGTTCCTTCGCCACCTTGCCTTCCTTTATTGAGTGAAAGCTGAAAGCGTCCATCACATGAGTCGAAAGCGATAAGTAAGAAAGCATCTTCGAGTAACGCTGATGTCTTTTTAACTTCATTACGTTCGGGAACTCTAAGTGTTCTTTCTCCGTTGTCGTCCTTGTCGTCTTTGACTTCGTCAGCTTGCGTAATTGCAAATATGACTGTGTCGGTACTACCTGCAATCCTATTGAGTAATTGGCTTGTAGCTGTTGCCGCTCCTCCTGTAGTTTTATCTCTGTTGTACTCGTAATCAAGGAGATAGAACGGGTCAACAACAACGATGTCAGCTTTCGTTTTGAGTATATCCGACTCCAGAGCTTTAACCGTTCTATCATGAAAATCTCTGTCTGTTTTGCCACGGATAGTGATACTTCCCGAGATATACTCATTAAGGTTTCCGAGAAAGTTTCTGAATTCTTCTTCATCGTTTTCAGATAGTTTACCTCTGATAAGGTCGTTACTTTGAAACCCTGCAATGTATTCAGCTCCTCCAATGTTTTGCTTTTTAAGTTTTGCATTTCCTGAGATAAATGAATACGCTCTAGAGATTACCTCGAAAGTTGACATCTCCATAGACCAAATCAATACGTTTGCTCCGTTGAATTGTGCTTGATAGCATGCTTCATCTAAAGTGACTGCTGATTTACCTCTACCGGAACGACCGTACCATGTGTACATATTACCTGTGATCCAATTCCCAATAGCATCTCTCATGGATTTATGCTTAGGAGCAAAGCTCCGGAAGCTCTTACCTGCCTTACGAGTGTCATACTCTTCTAGATACTTAGAAAAGTCGGTCACAAGATTTGTGCCTACATGTTGACGAGGAGCAGTATCTTTATTGATTGAATCAATTCCTTCTAAGAGAGAGTTTGTCCATTCGTCTACATTCCCTTTTCCCCAATTGTCAATATGTTTATTCATGAAAGTTTCAATCTCACGAGATTTTCTTTTTCTTTTTGCTGTATTGATAAGATACTCTAAAGAGTCTTGCACGTCTTCACGGTAGGTAAATCCCTGTACTTCACTCATAAGAGTTCGCCAATCCGGATTCTCTCCGTATCTGTCTATGTATCTGAGAAGGAAACTGTATGCTTCCTTCTCAGTAGCTGTCTGGAAGTCTTCTAGCTCAAGACCTAGCTTTTTAGCCTCAATGTCACTATTCTTATTGTCAAGCATTTTAGATAAAATCATTTCCCCACTGAATAAACTCATGTGTTAATCCTCCTAGTTTGTTACTTATTATCTTGGAATGTGCTTCCATGTCTTATTGTTCCATATATTACCTATACTATCAGTGCAACAGTTAAACATTTTTGAAACTTCTTTTCTAGAATGTTTTCCATCATTAAGTTTTATTATATTCACTACTTGGGATTCTGTCAACTTACTCATCCCGTTTTTCTCTCCTCGTAAGACTAGGTCATTTACTTGTTGATGTTGTAAGTTATACTCTTGAGTGCACCATTCTAGATTATCTACATGGTTGTTTACCTTATTACCATCCTTATGGTTTACTTGTGGTAGGTTCGAAGAGTTACCAAGAAAAGCGGTGGCGACTAACCTATGTATGCTAAATACTTTCGAAACATTACCATTGCTCAGTCTAACTGAAAAGTACCCTTTGCGGTTATCCTTTTTAAGTATTCGCATAGTATCCATATTTATAACTTCCCCATAGTCTGATACGTAATAGTTAGGGTATCCCTTAACAGGTAACCATATCCACCTCATCGCATTTCACCTCGCTTAGATTCCCCTATGAAGTTGAACTCGATACAGTAATGTCTTATGCGATCCCATAACCTTCTATCATAGATATCAAGCATATCCTTTAAAGGTAAATTACTTGTATATATATTAGTAAGATTCTCAACCGCTCTGTGGTTAATTAACTCATGAATGTCACCTCTAAATGCTTCAGATACATCTCTCAAAGCCATCTCATCGAACACAACCAAGCGTGACTTCTTTGCCTTTCCTAACATGTTGTAATACTTTCGAGATGCCTCTTCACGGATATCTTGAGGAGTTCCGCCTCTGTTTGCTTGTAAGTAAAGATATTGCAATTGTGGTACATCCAAAAAGTAAATAGGGTCTTTAAAGGCATCTGGTTCTTCTAGCATTACAGAACGCAAGTAGCTGTATTGTAAAAACTCATTAGCTAAAGCACATGCAGTAGTTGTCTTGCCTGTCCCAGTCTCTATTGAGTAAAAGAATAAATCCTTCAAGCGGTTCTCTTTGTCATTCCTCTTAATGTTGAAAGCTTTCTTAAATGTCCCTACATATTTTTCTAGGTCTCTATAGATATGCGACTGATCTTCTCGACATCTTGAAGTTTCTAAATCTGTTTGACGATACTCCGAAGGAATACCACACTCTCTCTGTTTACCCCCATTTCCGTCTAATCCTTGCAGTTGGATAAAAGCAGGACACGGAGAGTTGCACGTTTTAGCTTTATCACATGAGTTTCTTAAATTACATTCTTTCATTATTAAGTTCCTCCTCAATTTCTCTTATATACTTTTCTATAGAAGTCACAAGCCGTTTAGCATCTGCAAGCTGTTGTCTACTTTCCATCAATTCCAATCGTAGTTCTGTCTCTCGAGACATCCTTGACGATTCTACACGTTCTGGCTTTGTAGCTATTTTAATTTCAAAAGTGAAATCACTCATATGTTTCTCCTCCTTACAAGTATCTTACCATAAAATTTTTAGACAACGTCGTTTAAAACATATCAGCCATACTTTCAAATTTTACATTCTTCTGAGCTTCTAACTCTTTAGCTCTTTCCTCCGCTTGTTGAATCTTCCAAAGAATCTGTGGCAGCTCACGTTCTCTCATGTAAGAATACATAAAGTTGAATGTCGGATAAGGGTATTGCTTATTACCTTTGTAGGATTTCATTGAAGCGTAGATGAAATCTTTCAGAGCTACTCTTCCGTATTGCTTGATAAAGTTACTTATGAGTGCATTCTCTTGACGGATATTATTGCATACATACTCACATTTGAATTTCGCTTTCGTGCAAGATGTTAAGTATGCTCTCGCTGTTGTGCTGTTCCATCTTGAAAGTGGGCATGCCCTCCAGTCTTTACGGATAGCCGTCTTCTGCTTAGTGTTTAGTTCCTTGAAAAGAAATTCTTTTTCTTCCTCTTCAGCCGCTCTCATGTCAATCACATATTGTTCGTCTATCACTTTTAAGATATCTTCATGTATCATATTTATTCCTCCTATTGTATCCTTAC